ATCATCCAGATGCACGCAGAGACCGTGGACGCGCTGAAAGGAAAAGTCACAGCGCTGCAAGGAGAGCTCGACCCGCTGAAAGAAAGCAGCGGGGAGATCGGGAAGCTTCGTGAGAAACTTGATACCCTGCAAAGCGCACTTGAAGAGTCGAAAAGCAGCTACGACACACTGAAAAGTGACTTTGACAGCTACAAGAGCGAGACGAGCGCCAGAGAGACCAGGCAGGCGAAGGAAAAGGCCTATAGAGAGCTGCTGAGATCCGTAGGCATCAAGGGCGAAAAGCGTCTGGACGCCATATCCAGGCTTGCAGACCTTGACGCGCTGGAGCTCGCAGAGGACGGCACGCTCAAAAACGCAGATCAACTCAAGGCGGACGCGAAAAGCGACTGGGGAGAGTTCATCACGACCAGCGAGCAGCACGGCGCAGACACAAAAACGCCGCCTGCCGGAGGCGGAAGTGCTATGACGAAAGCGGATATCGCGGCTATCAAAGACCCGTCGGCAAGGCGGGCGGCTATCGCTGCGAATCTTGAGCTTTTTGACGCAAAAGCAGCGCAAAGCAGCGCAGAGAAAGGAGACTAAAAAATGGCAGCAGAAACTAATCTTATCAAAGCGGCGGATCTCGCGCGCGTTCGCGAGATCGACTTTACCTTGATGTTTTCGGAGAGCGTAAAAAAGCTGGAGGAGGCTCTGGGCATCACCCGGAAGATCCCAAAGCAGGCAGGCTCTATCCTGAAAGCCTATAAGGCCACGGGCACGCTCCAGGACGGCGAAGTAGCAGAGGGTGACGTGATTCCTCTGTCCAAGTACGAGGTCGAAGCGGTCAACACGACCGAGATCACGCTCCGCAAGTGGCGCAAGGCGACGAGCGCAGAAGCCATCATCGAGCGCGGATACGACCAGGCGGTGTCGATGACTACCGCGCGGATGCTGAAAGACGTGCAAAAGACGATCAGAAGCGACTTTTTCACCTTCCTTGCCACGGGTACCGGTAAAGCGACCGGCGTAGGCTTACAGGCGGCGCTCGCGCAGACCTGGGGGCAGCTGCAAAAGCTTTTCGAGGATGACGAGGTCGAAGCGGTGTACTTCCTCAATCCCCTGGACGTGGCGGACTATCTCGCCACGGCTCAGATCTCCATGCAGACGGCTTTTGGCATGAGCTATGTAGAAGACTTTCTCGGCCTTGGTACGGTCTTTTTCAACTCCACCGTGCCGGAAGGTAAAATCTACGCCACGGCAAAGGATAACGTCATCCTCTACTACGTACCCGTTACGGGCAATGAGTTCGGCGACACCTTCCAGATGACGGCGGACGAGACGGGCTATATCGGCATCCACGAGTATGTCGACTACACGCGCATGACCGCCGAGGACACCGTGGTCAACGGCATGTCGCTTTTCGCTGAGCGCCTTGACGGCATCGTAATCGGGACGATCACGTCGGGGGAATGAGCGCGCGCCTTTCGGGGCTGACGATCGGCGCGCTACCGCTCGATCCGTCCTTTGATCCGGACGTGACCGAGTACACAGCCAGCACAACGAATGCCACGAACACGGTGACGGCGACTGCGGAGGACGAAGCGGCGGAAGTCACGATCCTGAACGGCGAGACGCCTGTGACGAACGGCACTGCCGCCACGTGGGTGAGCGGTGCAAACACCGTGAAGGTGACCGTCAAAAACGGAGCCGCGCAGGAAGTATACACCGTGACCGTTACGAAGACAGGATGATAGGGGAGGTACAGCCATGCTGGAGCAGGTGCTTTTATATCTGAAAAATTTTTTCATCGTTGAAAACGGCGTGCACGAGGGAAAGTATGCCATAAAGGACGGAAAAATCGACCTGCCGTTCGTGCAAAAAGGGCAGTACTTCCGCATCATTGGCTCCGTCTTCAATGATGGCGTATATCAGTACACGGACAGCGTGGCGCTGCACCTCACGGACGAGACCTTTGACGGCGTCATATGGGCGCTTGCCATACCGAAAGCGGTCGTAAAGCTTGCGGAAGACATCGAAGCGTGGGAAGCAAGGAACGCACAGGATACACCCTTTGTGTCAGAGTCTTTTGGCGGGTACAGCTACTCACGCGCGACAAACAGCAGCGGCCAGCCTGCAGGATGGCAGGATATCTTTGCATCACGCCTTGCCCCGTACAAAAAGCTACGAGAGTATGGCGCGATCCAACCGGGGGTGGGCGTATGAGCCTGCTTTCGATGAATTTACAAAAGTGCACGCACATGGTGAGCACACAGGCACCGGACATGGAAGGCGGAAGCCATACAACGTGGAAAGAGGGCGGCGTTTTTTACGCCGCCCTTGTTCTTGCGTCCAGCACAAAGACCGACACGGCAGAAAAAGACGTGGCAGCGGACAGCTACACGGTCACAACGCGAAAAGCGGATGCACTGCGCTTCGGTGACGTTTTCCGCGACGCAGATGGCACCACGTATAAGGTCGTGTCTGACGTAAAAAGGACACCTGTAGGTGCCGGGCTTGATATGGCACAGGTCACAGCGGAAAGGTGGGGCTTGCCTACATGACAAAAGGAGAGGTCATACAGGCCTTTTTTAGCCGGTACATGACGGCTTACGCCGCGTCGGCCGTGCCGAAAGACGCGGTTTTCCCATGGCTCACGTATGAGCTTGTGACAGGGTCGTGGGGAGACGGCGACGTGGACATGCAGGTCAATCTTTGGTACTACAGCACGAGCGAAGCGGAGCCAAATGCGATGGCAGAAAAGATATCACAGGATATTGGCCTCGGCGGCGTGCTTCTGCCGTGCGACGCCGGTGCGATCTGGATAAAGCGTGGATCTCCGTGGTGCCAGTCCGTACCGGACGAAGACAAGGCCGTCAAGCGGAGACTTCTAAACTTCTCCGTCGAATTTTTGACACTGTAAGGAGGTAAAAAAGCATGATGAAGTTTACAAGAATCCCCGTGAACACCTTTCAGAACTTACAGCTGAACGCGGGGTACTGGGCAAAGGATTTTGACACTTCTACAGGCTCTGTAGAGGAAGATGATATCATCGGCGCTACTACGGGAGGGGCGAACATCACCATCACGCCGTCGTATACGGACCTCGGCGAGGATATCGACAACTGCCCAAAAAACACAAAGGAACTCAAGCAGCTGGACAACTGGGAAATCAAGGGCAGCGGGACGCTTGTGACGATGTCGCCGGCCATCGCAAAGATGCTTTCCGGACCGGCAGACATCGACAAAAGCGACGCTACGAAAGTAACCCCGCGTATGACCCTGAGCCAGGAGGACTTTGCGGATCTTTGGTGGATAGGAGACTACAGCGACAAGAACGGCGCCACCAACGGCGGATTTATCGCTACCCACATCATCAACGCTCTTTCCACCGGCGGCTTCCAGATCCAATCCACCGACAAGGCGAAGGGGCAGTTTGCGTTCGAGTTTACGGCGCATCAGTCGATCTCGACGCCGGACGTGGTACCGGTGGAGATCTATGTAAAAGCCGGTACAGCCGAGGCGGAATCGTAAGGAGGGAAAAACATGAAGTTTGCATTCGACTGCGAAAATGAAGTTTTGCTGCCCTTCTTGTATGACTTTGCACAGGACGCCGGCGACTTTTTGAAAAAGACCGGCGTGCTCGAGATCCGAAAAAGGCAGCCGCCTGAAGGCGTTACGCCTGCAGAGCAGGGTAAGAAAAACTTGGAAGAGATGCTGAAAGTCCTCTGCAAGGATTATCCGAAGGAGGTCGGTGCGCTTTCGGATCGAATGTGGATCTTGGAAGAGGGCGAAAAAGCGCCGAATGTCTTTGCCACGGTGGCGCGCATCTTGTCGTCGCGTGAGGTGATCGATTTTTTTATGTCCTTGATGCAGCTGGCGTAGTTCGGACAAGAAGGTACATAGCCCGTACAGACCTCGAAAAAGCGAGACTGTACGGGCTCAGCTATGTGCTGGAGACTTGCGCGGAGCTTTACGAAGCGGAAGAAAAAGAAAAAGCCTACCGGCAGTACGTAGCGGAAGCGCTGCGGGTGATCACGGAGAACACTGCCAAGGCAAGCCTGGAGGGTGGATACGTGATGCAAAGATGCACGGTGTACGACGAGCGCATAGTGGAAAATCGCACGGCGCAAGAGATTGTGGAGGACGTGTCCAAGCGGGCAGGCATCACGATAAAAAGGAGGTGACAAGACGTGGATGTATACGACCTATATGCAAAAGTAGGCTTAGACAGCAGCGAGTATGAGACCGGCGTGAAAAAAGTAGAAAGCGATGGGAAAGGGCTAAGCGGTAAGCTGTCGTCTTTTTTCAGCGGTGCCGGGCAAAAGGTAGCTGCCGGTGCGAAAAAGATGGCGACGGCTTTTGCCGTAGGGCTTGGCTCTGCCACTGCGGGACTTGCCGCACTCGGAAAGCAGTCTGTGGAAGCCTATGCGGAGTATGAGCAGCTTGTCGGCGGCGTAGAGACGCTTTTCGGTACCGCGTCGGATAAGGTCAAAGCGTATGCGGATGCCGCATATATGACCGCAGGCATGTCCGCAAATGCCTATATGTCGACGGTCACGAGCTTTTCGGCTTCCCTGCTGCAAGGCCTCGGCGGAGACACGGCGGCAGCCGCGGAAATCGCCAATCAGGCGCTCGTCGACATGTCTGACAACGCCAACAAAATGGGCACGGACATGGAGATGATCCAGAACGCGTATCAGGGCTTCGCGAAAGACAATTTCGAGATGCTCGACAACCTCAAGCTCGGCTATGGCGGCACGGCGTCCGAAATGGCGCGCCTGATCAACGAGACCGGGGTCATGGGGACGGCTTTTCAGGCCACGGCGGAGAACGTCAAGGACGTGCCGTTTGACAAGATGATCGAAGCGATCCACATCGTGCAAACGGAGATGGGCATCACCGGCACGACGGCTCTTGAAGCCTCTACGACGATACAGGGCTCTGTCTCACAGATGAAAGCCGCATGGACGAACTTCTTGACCGGACTTGCAGATCCAAGTCAAAATTTTGACACTTTGCTCGGGAACCTCGTAGACAGCGTCGTGACCGTAGGTGAAAATCTTGTCCCGAGGATCGAGGCGCTTTTGCCTCGGCTGGTAGACGGTGTGACACGCCTTGCCACGAGCTTGTCACAGCACATACCAAGCGTGATAGGCACTCTTTTGCCCGCCCTTGTAAGCGGGGCGACATCTTTGCTCGGCGAGCTGACGACGCAGCTGCCGGCGATCTTGTCTACACTGACGGAGTCGATCATGAGCGGGGACATCGTGGCTCAACTCGTCACGGTCTTCACGACCCTGCTCAACACCACGCTTTCCGTGCTCCCACAGCTCACGCAGTTCGGGCTTGACCTGCTCATCGGCATCGTGAACGGCATGGCACAGAACGTCGGGAGCGTAGTGGAGACGGTCACTTCCGTGATCTTACAGCTGGTGTCGGTGCTGACCGACCCTGAAAATCTCATGATGCTGATATCTGCCGGTCTCTCCCTGCTCCTGGCTCTTGTACAAGGCCTCTCAGACGCTGTGCCGCAGCTTTTGGAGCAGCTTCCCGTGATCATCGGCCAGATGGTGACCGGACTTTTGACCACAGACAACCTGAAAAAGATCATACAGGCCGGTATAGACATACTGGTAGCCTTGATACAGGGCTTAGGAGACGCTGTGCCGCAGCTCATAGGCTTCATGCCGGAGATCATCAACTCCGTGTGGGACGCCATAAAGGGTGTGGACTGGGCGGAGCTCGGGAAAAACATCCTGCAGGGCCTCATCGATGGGCTGAAAAGCATGGTGTCTTCCGTCACGAACGCCGTAAAGGAAATCGCGGGGAAGATTGCGGGAAAATTCAAAGACTTTTTCGGCATAGCTTCCCCATCAAAGCTTTTTAAGTCCTTCGGCAAATTTCTTGATAAAGGCCTTGCTATCGGTATCACGTCAAGCGCCTACGAAGCGGTACATGCAACGCAGACCATGTCTGATGCCGTGTCCGGTGCCTTGTCGGTAGACTACAGCGTGCCGGCGGCGCAGCCTGTAAAGGGCGGTGCGAAGTCCTTGGCACAAAGCATAGCGCAGGTGGTTAAGGTCATCGTCGGCTTTG